CCTGTAATACGCAAAGATATGATACCGATTAAAAATCCAAAGAATGCCAAATTGGGCGGTTCGTCCTACTTTGGCAAGAATGTCGGGAGCAGCGTACGCAGTGCCGGCAGTGCCCCGCAAATACGTGGGAGACAAAAGGTTAAATACTAACAACTAATAACTTACAAGGACAATGGCAATTCAAGGATTGAATACTACCAACTATTCCGGCGAAGTGCTGGAAAATGTACTGACCCTTGCCACTACGGGCAATGAGTTGGTCAGCAGGGGACTGATTATGGTTATCCCCGGAGTGAACAGCGCAATCAGCATTCCACGCGTTAAGGCGGGAAAGATGTTGCAAAAACGAAAGGAAGACCCTACGAAAGCTGACAGCAAGGGGGACTTTACTTATAGTGAAAAGAAACTGACACCTAAGGATATGATGGCATTTACGCTCTTCAATCCCCGCGCGTTCGAACATATCTGGCGTCCGTTCCAGCCTTCGGGAGACTTGGTGTTCCGCCAGTTGCCCGGCAATGTGCAGAATACCCTGTTACAGGAACTGCTGAAACAGGTAGGACACGAACTGGGTTACCAATACATTAATGGTACATACGAAGACGGTTCGGACGATGCGCTCCTGATGGACGGTATCCTGACACAGGCTGCCAAAGATGCGGATATCGTGAAGGTAAAAAGTGTAGGAACTACGATGCTGCAACGTCTTAAAGAACTGCGTACAGTGATTCCGGTGACCATGCGCAATAATCCCAACCTGCGCATTCTGATGAGCGTGACGGACTTTGACACGTATGATGACGAACTGACGCAACTTGCAAATAAAGGTGCGGCTCCTACGGATATCAATCAGGAACGTTACAAGGGCATTCCGTTTGAAGTGTTGACGCAATGGCCGGAAGGCTTGATGGTAGCCACCATTTGTGACAGTGGCATGAATGGCAATCTGTTCGCCGCCGTCAATCTGCAGAATGACGAAAACGTGATTCAGATTGACAAGTGGGCGAATGCCAGCGAGCTTTATTTCTTTAAGATGCTGATGAAGGCAGATACGCAAATTGGTTTCGGTGAAGAATTTATCGCAATTGATTGGCGTGCTGACGGTGCGTTCAAACCAACTGTTGAAGGATAAGGAGAGCGGACGATGGCAAAGAAAGAAAAAGTTACGGTGATTGTCCTGGAGGAGTTTCAGGACAAGTTCGACCACAAGACCATGTATCCGGCGGGAACAGAGCTGGAAGTAGACAAGGAACGCGCTGATGATCTGGTAAGTCGCAAACTTGCTAAAGTCAAGGAAATGAAAACTCCCAAAGATCCGAAAGAACCCGAGAAATCCAAGGAAGTAAAGACTGAAACAGCAAAGACTGAAGCTGAGAAAGCTGAAGAAGGAGAGAAAGACGATGACAAGGGGACTGAGAAATAATAATCCCGGTAATATCCGGAACAGTAAGACCGTGTGGCAAGGAGAGATTGTTCCCTCTACCGACCGTAGTTTTAAACAGTTCAAGACGATGGCTTACGGCTATCGTGCTATGATCAAGCTCTTGCAGAACTACCGGAAGTTGAATGGATGTCGCACGATATCGGACTTCATCAACCGATGGGCACCTCCTGTGGAAAACAATACATCAGGCTATATCAGCCGGGTATGCAGGGAAATGCAGGTGCCCTCCAGTTATGTTCCTGATGTGAACGACAAGGGAACCATGTGCGCCTTTGCAGCTGCCATGTCACAAGTGGAAAACGGCATTCCTGCGGTGATGGAAGACGTACAGGCAGGATGGGACTTACTCTAAGTTAAGGAGGAATAAGATGGATACACTTGAATACATGAAGCTGGTCTGTGGTATCCTTACGGTTATCATCACCTACGGAGGATTCAGGATGTATACCGACAGACGGAAATATATTCAGGAGGTGGAGAAGCTGAAGGCGGAAGTCCGTGACGCGCAGGTGAACACCCGTGGCAGCGAGCTGGACAACGTTCAGAAAGCGATGCAAATCCTGATGGATGAAATTGTAGAACCTTTAAAGCAAGAAATAAATGCGATTCGAAAAGAACTCGGAAAACTTCGCCGGGCTGTTGAGAAGTCCAACAGTTGCCGTTTTGCTACTAACTGCCCTGTGCGTGATGAGTTGCAAAAGCCCGAAAAGATTGGAGAAGATTACCTCCCTAGACAGCCTGTACAGCGCAAGAGGATTCGTTCTGATACAACAGCCGGTACCGCCAAGCATTGCAAAAACGGTGTTTCCGACCAGAACACTGAAAACGATACCGATAGGAACAGGCTTTAGTACCCGCAGCGGACAGGCAACCGTCAACGTGACGCGGGTATCGGAAGATTCAGTAGAGGTAAGCGCCACTTGTGACAGCCTGGCACGTGAAGTAATCTTCCTTCGTGAAGAACTGACACGCATCCGCAATGAGACCGGTGAGGAAGTGGAAGAACCTCCTCCGCAGATTGTGAAGGAACCGACCGGATGGCAGTGGTTCCAGATATGGACAGGACGGATAGCCGTTGCCGTACTTATTCTGATAGTGATCAAACGGTGATTGAAATGAATTTAAATAATATAAATTTTATGGCAGAACTAGGATATGTGCATGGTAGTGACATGCTTGTCGGATTAATGGTTGAAGATGCTTTTTCCCCACTGGGGCATTCAAAGACCTGTACCGTCAGTAATAAGGCAGAAACCAAAGAACGTGCAGTAAAGCCGACTTTGGCGGAAAAGGCAAAAGCGGCTAATGCCGGCAAGTGGAAAGAAAAATCAGTGAGCGGTCTGTCCGTCGAAATCAGTTCGGAAGGATTCCGGTTCTACGGAGATGAGATGGGGTATGACAAATTACTGGAACTTTGGGAAAAGAGCGAACCTGTGACGGTACGTTATGCGCTACGTGGAGAGGAAAAGACGAAATACCGTGAAGGAAAATTCCTTATCACAAGCCTGGAAGAGACATCTCCTTCGGATGACGACTCTACCTATACTATCTCTTTGGAAAACTCCGGTCCGGTTGAGACCAAGACTGTAGCTCCACAAGGATAATGTATCACCCTTAACTTGTATCATCCAATGAATAAAGTAATCATTTGTGCGAAAGAATATCCCTCGCGCGTGACCATGGGGGCAATGATCGACTTCAAACGCGAAACCGGCAGGGATGTCAACGAAATCGGTGCTGATGTGGAACAGCTGACCATGTTTATGTATTGTTGCGTCCGCAGTGCTTGCCGTGCTGATAAAATCGACTTTGCACTGACCTTCGAACAGTTTGCCGACGGCATCAACCTGGAAGACTTTACCGCCTTTCAAAACGGCATGACGCCGGAAGAAGACGGATTAAAAAAAAGAAGGGGACGAAAACATAACGATTGAATCTCTGATGGGACTGGCGATGGGGTGTGTCGGGATGTGTCTGAATGACTTCTGCCGTCTCACCCCGTCGGAGTTTACGGCCGTCTTCGAAGCCTGGCAACAGCAGGAGACGTACGCAGAGCGCAGGGGGTGGGAACAGGCACGCTTCCTTGCATGCAGCATACTGAAGCCCTACAGTAAAAAAAGTCTGGAATTAACTGACGTATGCCGGTTCTCCTGGGACGCGAAACCTGCAAGGGAAGTGGAGGAAGAACCCAGTACACAGGAAAGGTTCGATGAGATCAGGGCTCTGTGGAGTGGGATTTGAGACCTTTCTTTTCCTCTTCCAGTTCGTGGATGAGTTCATCAATATCCTTTTCGGTGATGGTACAATCATCTTTCTTGAAGAGTCCGTACAGACCGATAACGATGAATAATACTATAAAGAAACCTCCAATAGTCATAACTGTTTGATTTTTACTTCACAAATATATGGAAAAAGTTTCATTCGACATCATACTTAACCTGAAAAATAATGTTTCGGGGGCGTTAATTAGCGTCAAGAAGCAATTCGATGCCATAGATCAGGCTGCGGAACAGGTGTCTTCCACCACCAACCGTTTCGGAAACCTTTGCAGCAGGTTGAAAATGCCTGACCTGAATGCGTTTTTGGGAGTAGCCGAGCGATTGGGTGGTGTGCTGGGTGAGTTATCTCAGGGAGGTATGTCTTTCGGACAGTCTATGGCAGACCTTAGTTCCATCACTGGTATTGCGGGTGATGATCTGAAAGCTCTTGGTGAGAATGCTCGTAAGGTGGGCCAAGATTCCGGCTTGGGAGCTGGTACGGCGGCACGTGCGTATGCGATCCTCGCCAGTCAGATAGACGTTGCTGTCATTGGCATGTCGGGTTTGAATAACCTACAAGAAAAGAGCGTGACGCTGGCACAAGCCTCGGGCATGAGTATCGATGCTGCTGCAACATCACTGGCTGGTACAATAAATCAATTCGGGCTATCGGCAAATGAAGCAGAACGGGTGATTAATGTGCTGGCGGCAGGAAGCAAGTATGGAGCAGCTGAGATAGAAGAACTCTCTCAAAGTTTCAAAGTGGTAGGTTCAGCTGCTTCCGCCATGGGGCTAACTGTAGAGCAAAGTGCAGGAGCATTGGAAGTGCTGTCTAAAGCAAACTTGAAGGGTAGCGAAGCGGGAACGGCCCTGCGTAACATCATTCTGAAACTGAATACGGAACTGGGAGTTGACCTGAGCCGTACTTCTTTGTCCACAGCGTTGGACGCATTGAAACCGAGACTGACGGATGCCACTTATTTAAGCAAGCTCTTCGGCATGGAGAATATTGCCGCCGCGCAATATCTGATACAGAATTCATCGGCTGTCGAGGAGATGACCCGGAAAATGACGGGTACCAATGTGGCTCAGGAACAGGCGGCTGTACGGACGGATACGACGGCACACAAGATGGAAATACTACGCGCAAAGGTAGATGACATAAAAATCAGTTTTTCCAACTTATTGGGGCCGATGTCCGCCTATGCTTCCGTGATAGGTGAAAATGCGGTTGTGCTGGCTTCATTTTATCAGATAGGAACTGGTGCCGTATCCATGCTCAGTAAATATCATATTGCTGCAAAAACGGTAGTGGTTACTCAGATGGCTTTTAATGGAATACTAGGTTTGGGACAGCGCGCCCTCTACATTTATCAAATGCAAGTACTTGCCGCCCGTGTCGCTATCGTTTCTACCACGGGAGCTACAAAACTGATGAATATAGCCATTGCGGCAAGCCCGTACATGCTTGCTGCCGTCGCTGCCGTGGCTTTAGGAGTCGCCATTTACAAAATAGCCAAACGCAGTAGTGAAGCGGAGAAAGCACAAAAAAGGCTGGGTGATACAATGGCTGATATGAATAAGGAAGCCATTGTAGAACGCTCCCGGCTGGATAACTTATTTGAACCGCTTAAACGAGCTAAGGAAGGCTCGGAAGAATGGAACCAGGCAAAAGACAAGATTGTGGAACAATACGGGGAATATCTGTCTAAACTGGGTATTGAAATTAAAGATGTCAATACAGCCCGTACCGCTTATGAACAGCTTAGCCGTGCTATTCTTGATACAGCCCGCAGCCGGGCTTTAGATGCTGCTACAGCCGGCGCAGCGGAAAATTATGCTGAAAAGGAAAGCGAGGCCTTAAAAAATATAAGAGAAAAACTTTATTCCGGCATCGGTTCAGGTAAAAGCAATATAACAGCCCAAGAAGCTGGAAAAGCATGGGCACAAATCCGTACCGCTGTACGTGCCGGAGAAGATATTCCTGAGGAAGCGCAGAATATTATAAAGAAATTGGGTAATAGTATGACCAATTCAGAAGGAAAAACTATTACCACTAATGTCTTGGGAACCACCATCACCAAACAAATATCCGCAGCAAGACGTGCGCGGGAAACATATGAACAAGAGATAGAACAGGCGAAATCCCTCTTTGGACAAACAGAGAAGATTCTGTATTCTGCTTCAGGAAACAGTTCCACAGGAAATGGAACGGGTGGCAATACCGGCAGTGATTCTTTAGAGAAGAAAGAACTCACCTTGGCTGACATCAAAAAGAAAATAGAAGAACTCCGGGCAACGCAACAGACTGCATCGGATGAAGAAGGACGTAATATACAGGGTCAGATCAATCAACTGGAGTCTCTTAAAAAGGCCAAGGAAAAAGCAATGGGTATCGGTGGAGACCCGACTTTCATGAATGGCAGTATTGATGCCATGAAAAATGAACTGGCCAAATATGAGAAAGAACTATCCGGCAAACCAATAGGAGAAGCCTCTATTGACTTGCAGATTAAAATTGATAATCTGAAAAATCAAATAGAGGGTGTCAAAATATGGATAGAGAAAGAAGCGTTCAAAGACACTCATGGTGAAATTAAGGTAGATGTAATTCCTTCTTCCAATGCCGGACGTGGTCTTGGGCAAATGGCGGAAGAGTTTCAAGACGAGAGGAGCAAGAAGAACCCGGATAGTGAGCAGAAGATACTGACGCATGATGCCATTAAAAAGATGAAGCTTCCCCAAATTGAGATGCCCAAGATTGATCCAAAGAAAAGCGGCTTTGAAAAATGGAACGAAGCGGTAGACACTGCTTATAAAAAGAATCAGGATCTAATCGAAGGCATGAGCGGCATTGGAAGCGTAATGGGCAGCCTGGGGCAAGCCGTCGGAGGAGCTGCCGGAGAATGGCTGAACTGGGGCGCGAATGTAGTGCAGGCTGTCGCAGCTGCGATCCCTCAGATCACGTCACTGCTGGGGTTGCAGTCAACACAAGTTGCGGCAAATACGGCTGTGGCCGGTTCCGGAGCAGCTGCTTCCACCGCAAGCATTCCGATTGTTGGCCCTATACTCGCAGTTGCGGCTGTGGCAAGTGTCCTGGCCGCTCTCGCCAATCTTCCCAAGTTTGCCAGTGGGGCAATAGCATATGGTCCTACAATGGGACTTTTCGGTGAATACTCCGGAGCACAGAATAATCCGGAGGTCGTTGCTCCTTTAAACAAACTCCGACAATTGATACAGCCGGCAGGTGGCATGGGAGGCATTGTAGAATTCAGAATTGACGGCAGAATGCTCCGTGGGGTATTAAATAAGGTAGACCGATATAACCAACGTACAAGATAATGGAAAAGCAGTTAAGATATCAGGGAGAGTTTTTCAGCGTAGCCGGTGTGCTGTGGCGCGTGGAGATATGGCAGGATGCGGACACTCCTTATCCGGTAGTCGGTGAGTTACGTTTCCCTTCGGATACTCCGTTATCATTTGAATGGTTTGAAACTGACAAGCTGGAACCTGTGCAGGGAAGCGGTGCAACGCTTCAGATAGTAAGCAAGGTGGACCGGCAATACAAGGATATGTATACCGTTGAAGCCGGAAGCATACGTATGGATGCATACAGGAACGATGTTTTGTATTGGAGCGGAACGCTGGATACAGAAACATACGAGGAACCTTTTTCATATGATAATGAATATGAAGTGAAGCTGACGTTCAGTGATTTTTCCTTGCTTGACCGTATGAATTTCTCGTTAAGTGGGGCACGGTCCATCGGCAGCCTTATTGAAACCTTTATAGCAGAGACGAAAATCAACCATCGGGGATTTGAAAAATATATATCAACTACATGCAATTCTGTTTCCGGTGAAATGCTGTATAATGTGGGAATAAGCTGCGAGAACTTCTATGATGAAGAAGGAGTGCCGATGACGATGCGTGAAGTCCTTGAAGAAATACTGCGTCCGTTTGCCTTACGTCTGATACAGCGTGCGGGAAAAGTATTCATATATGATTTGAATGCCGTGCAAACAGCATTTGAACCTCAAACGGTACATTGGGAAAGTGATGATGCGGTGTTGGGGGTAGACAGGGTTTATAAGAATGTGACATTGACATTCAGTCCATATCCGCAAAAAGAACTGTATACATCTACATTGACAGAAAAGATGTTGGATGAAGGGGCTGAACAGTATTATGTAGCGAAAGACACAAGCAAAAGTCCGTTTGATACAAACAATATCGGTTTCATGATCGAATTGAAAAAAAGTTCCGGAGTAAGTGGAGAAATAGAGATTGATACGGACAATGCCAGACTGTTCAAAATCACTCCTGTATTCTCCGGCAGTGAGTCCTTTGGCATCGCCGCACGTGTAAGAGATGTTTTTAAACCTCTTTTCTCCGGGATGGAAACCCCTGTAAATGCAAGTGGATATGGGGCAGCGAATAAACCTTTATTCACGGTACGGCGCATGTTGTCATTGCCGGAAACACACGCTGTTTTTAATGGCTATACTCCGGGGGTGGTTATCGATCCGCAGGCATGCCTTACGGATGTTATGTTACGTTTGAAGGTAGAAGCGCTGATTGACGCGCGCTTTAATCCTTTTGAGGAAGCCACTGGTACTAACAGAAAAAACGAATACGAAAAATTTCAAGGGATAAGTGAATATAACATATCGTATGCGTTGCGTATTATTGATACGAACGGGAGCGTCAAGATGCATTATGCGAACAGATACAATGACGGTAGCGCCCATAATGATTTTTATGCAACTCAATATGTCGAAATGAATGGAAAATGGATTGACGGAGGTGCTGTAACAAACAGTAAAACGACGTTGAGATATTATGACCGTGCAGGATATACCGGGTGGAAAGGAGGCTGGCAATCTAACAACGTTGGATATAGGTATTCATATGTTCCAAAGGAATCTGCCGGAGACGGAGATTTGATACCAATACCTCCCGGATGCCAGGGATGTATGCTTGAGCTGTCAATCTTAAATTTCTTCGGCCCTGTGAGAAGTCGGGGAGAAAATCCAACCCCTTTTAAAGACTACTACCCTAACTGGATATTATTTAAGATCCCTGAACTGACTTTAGTAAACTCCTATGGCAAGGCAATAGACGGAAATGATATCGAATACAAATCGTGGCTTAATTCTTCAGCCAAGGAAGAAAAGAAAATAGAAACGATTGTCGGTACTCCACGTACTTCGGCAAATTTCGGCATGGGGATGCTGATGGATGTGTCATCGCGTACTACATTGAGCATGTTTACTCGTGCAGGCGTAACCGCTCCTTTGGAAAAACTATTGATAGGCACTTGGTATAGTAACTACAGCAGGCGGATGAATATGCTTTCGGGAACTGTACGGCTATTGGATGGCTTTGGTACCTATACAGATGCGAATGAGACCGATACCTATTTAATGGTGTCGGAGGTTCAGGATGTGCAGTGGGATGAGAGTAATGTGAAGTTAGCTGAAATAGCGCCTGACAATTTTGAAGGAGTAGAATATGAATAAAATCATGAGGGAATATGAAGAAGCAATATAATATACTCATTTCAGAACGCAAGCCTGTCCCACGTAGTAAAAGGCTACGTGAAGCCGGACAGTCCGCTTCGTCTGCGGCTGTCCCTGTGTCAGGCAATGCTGGAGGGGCTGGAATTGGAAATGGATCAGATACAGGTATAAGTAGAGATATCCGTGTCAATTCACCATCTGTGGGACATATTATAACAGGCAGTGTTCTTCCTAGTGGAATGAGATACGAACAGATATTCCGAAAGATGCTTTATGCGCCTACTCCTGCGACACTAATAGGCAAATTGTCAACCGCTAATGATGTTGAGTTCGGATCAACCAAAGGTTTCATTACATATACCGTCACCCGCAACGACAATGGTGCAATGATCAAAGCATTCTACGATGACAAAGAAGAAAACGTATTGGAATTCACAGGCGATCCTGCCGGCGTTCAAACCGCAACAAGGCAGTTACAAGGAAACTACACACAGGGAGAATCCTATACTGCAACAGTCATATATGCCGCTTCTGAAGACGGAGATATAAAAGAAACGATTTTGACCAGCAAGATCAGCGTGAATGTACATAGAAAATGGTTTGCAGGCGTTTGTAATTCGGTTCCTACGACTTCAGCCGAGGTGCGGGCACTTTCAGGCAGTGGATTGTATAAGGGCACCGGATCGTACAAGTTCACAATAGGCAATTATAAGACTTTCGTTATCTGTATTCCAAACGGTACCATCAAGGATGTTTCACTGGAGAGATACCAATATAATTTCATGGATTTGGATTCTGCTGCCACTCCGCGAAAGATCAGTGTTGAAGGTGCTAACGGAAGTACACCTTTGGAATATACGATGTATGTGTTCAGTACGGCTACGACAAGCAGCGAAACGGATAATTTCACCTTTAAAACGAATTGAGTATGGCACTAGATATAAAAGGGAGCAGTTTCGCCGGCAGGTACAAACGTGTCAATGGTTATTCTATTGATTCGACTGACGTGTGGGAAACCTTAGAAGAAGCCCGTGTCTATGCCCGTAATACAGATACGGAGCCTTATGTTCCCTATGCCGGACAAGTAGTTTCCGTCATTGAGAATGGAACTATTTATAAACTAGTAAAGGATGATACAGTACCTGAAACTGACGGCAAGAAACATTTCAAGCTTGCCATTATCGGCAGTAACAACGACAATGATGATCGGTATGTACGAAAAGACATAGCCGAAACAATCGAAAAGCTGATGACCTTCCTTGAAGGTATCAATGCGAAGGGGACATCCACGCTCGAACAGATAAAGCTTGTCGGTGACATCATTTCTAATAATTTCTCCACCGGCAGTACAGGATTCGGTATTTATAAAGATGAACAAGGTAATTATCATCTTGATATAGACTTCGTTGACATACGAAAAAAGTTAAGCATCAACGAGATACAAGTGCAGCAGTCTACCTATATAGGAGGGAAACAGTACAACACTAATGGTGGAATCATCTGTAACAAGGTTGAGGACAGGGGAGACGTTTACAGATGCTATTTCAAAACGACCGATGCCGAAGGACGGATTGTCAGAAATACCTTTGAAGTCGGTGATTTTGCTATCAGTGAGACTTTTGCACTGAAGACCGGAACAACATTTTATTGGCGTTATGTGAGCGGATGTGGTGATGATTATATAGAACTCTCCAAAACGAATTGCGCATCCGGTAGTGATGTGCCTTCTGTGGGTGATAATATCGTCCAGCTTGGTAACGAAACAGATCCGGTACGTCAAGGCGCAATCGTCTGGGACAGTGTAACAGTCGGCGGTCCCTACATTCGTATATATAAAGGTATCAACTCCTATACAATGCCGGAACCACTTATCGACCTGAATACTGTACTGAGTGAGATATCCGCTAAGTTCATTAATCAGGCCACAGGGAAAGATATAGACGATACTATTAATGACCTTCAAACGGACATGGATCTTGTCAGGGAGCAAACGGATAAGGAATACACTCTGTGGTTCTTTGACTACGATCCCACGCTGGAGAACCTGCCGGCATCCGATTGGACTACTGACGAACTTAAAACCATGCATGAGCAGGACATGTTCTATAATCGTCTGACGGGACATGGATACAGATTCGAACCGGATGACAGTTCATGGAGTTGGAATGACATAACGGACCATTTGACGCTGAAGGCACTGGAAGATGCATCCAAGGCTCAGGACACTGCTGATGGGAAACGGCGGGTATTCGTATCCCAGCCAAAGGATTCCGATGTTTATGATATCGGCGATATGTGGGTGAATGCAACCTATTCCGGTGAAGGTGTCGCTTATAAGAATGACTCTCTCGTCTGCATCACTGCAAAAGCGAAAGGAGCAGCATTCTCTATAAAACACTGGCAACCTAGCTCAACGGCTACCACCGCCTATCTTGAGAATTTAGGTGACCGGATACTCGCAGCCGTAACGGATTCGGAGGAAGGCATCGAAGCGGCAAAAAGACTAGCCAATCAAGGTATCAGCGATGCGTATGACGCTGCTCAGGACGCACTAAACGCTCTGGGAATTGCAAGAGATGCACAGGAAGCGGCAGATAAAAACACAGCTGTCATCCAGGTGACGAAGGATTCTATTGCCGCTCTTGTAGAAGGAATCCATTTTGATAATTCCGGTAATATCACAAACATTAATACGAGCGGATTGGTAACTACCGATGATTTCAATGTACTGTTATCTAAAAAGATAACCTTTGACGCGGAAGGTCATGTGAGTAATATCAGCACATCCGGTCTTGTTACAGAGGCAAGCTTCACGCATTTGTTTTCCAAGCAGGCTGCCTCAGACGGATATGTGAAGAAGGCGTACATTGACCTGTTTGTAACTGAGAATGAAAACGGAACGTTCCAGTCCAACGCACTAGTAAGTGCGGATAAGATTGACTTTAAAGGTGGTACCGTAAAAATAGCTGCAGAGAATATTGATTTTGAAGGTGCTGACTTTAAATTGAGTGCAGACAATATCAACTTTGAAGGTACTACCGTAAAAATAGCTGCAGAGAACATCTCCTTGGAAAGCTATGAATCTGATGGAGGTGGATTCAGTATTATTAATGGGGAATTAATGATAAATAAGGGCACCATAGGAGGTTTTGAAATAGGTGAGGCAGGAAGTCTATTTTGTGAAGGCCCCTCCCAGTTACATTTCTCCAATGGCGTTCTTGATACACTTATAGCTCCCGGTAAAATAGATCTGACCCGTTCATCTGTCGGAACAGCATTTAATATTTCAGGCATCTCATATAATTTCGCTCTTGGAGATAGCGGGCTAGAGTTAACGACAAGAAATCTAAAAATTACAGCAACTGGTTCATGGAATGTTCCAGGAGTTCTTGGATGTGTTGAAATTTACACTGATGGTACTATTGCCAATATAAATAGACAATGGGGGGATGGTGTATATATAAGTAGAGTTTTTCTTAATACAGATCGAGAATACGAATTTACCCATAATATTGGGCATACGGATTATTATTTCATGGCGATACCTTCAAGTAACTGGGTAGAAGGTTTCCATGAGGCAATACCTTCATATACTTACCTTGGGAATAAAGATTTCCGTCTGTTATTCAGGGCTGGAGATAATAGTAAAATAAGACCTGTATACTTTATGGTTGTAATTTTCGGTAAACCTTACAAATAATTTATTAATAAA